TGGTATGGTAAGCCTACCGACTACTTCGACAGTATGAACTTCGCGGAAATTAACGAACACCGCAAAGAGTTGTATAAACTGCTTACAGAATATCCAAACAGTCGCTACGAGCCTGTATTTAAGGTCAAAGGTTACAAGTTTGTATGTTTACCAAACATCAACACGATAAAGGTTAAGCATGAGCGGTCATTGCAGATATTAAACCTGAACGACAGCAACCTGTACGACCTACTTCCGTACATCGTGGCTATATTCAGCGATCAGAAACGCCAATGGTTCAAAAAGCAGCTAACGTTTGACGAGCGTGTCAAATTATTCAAAGATCACCTACCTGCGGACATCGCCATCGGTATCGCGCTTTTTTTTTGCGCGGCATCAAAAGCCATCGAGCCTCACGTCCTAACCTATTTGGAAAGCCTAAGCGACAAGCTGATGCAGGAAGCGGAAGCGGTCATCAAAGCGTCGGAGACAGATGGGGAATAGCCTACACGATCTATAACATGACTAACGGGGATTTGACCAAAGAAGAGCAATACTTTGAGTTGACCTTGAATGAGTGGTATAATCGACTGGCGTTGATTAAAGATGTTCAGGACGAACACGCTGAACGCATGGAGCGTCTAAAACACGAGATGCAAAGTAAACGATAACCCGTTTTGTAATTTTACGGACATGGCTTCCGATTATGAGGACTTTGTCCAGGATGAGATCACCGAATGGACGCAAAATGTGGTTAACGCTATACGTGCTAATTTGGTGCGCAAGGATTCGTGGTATGATGACAGCGAGTTAGCGCAATCCATTACACCAAAGGTTACAGCCGTTGACGGTGGCTATCAGATAGTCATCGAAATGAACAACTATTGGGAGTTTATCGACAAAGGACGTCGACCAACACGGGCATCTGGTAATGGAAGCGTCAGAAAGAACTTGTTACTGTGGATTACCAAACGCGGTATCGCTCCACAGCTAAAGCAGGTAATGACCGATAAAAAAACGGGCAAATCATTCACACGTACATTCAAAAACACGCTGCAATGGCGTGATAGCCTGTCTTACGCTATATCGTCAAAGATTCACAAGGAAGGATTTGTGGCAAAGGGCAAAGGATTCTTTTCAGAAGTCTGGAATGAAGACGCAATCAATGAGTTATTACAAACGCTGCTAACAAAGTCAGGTGAAGTCTTTGTGGCAGAAATATTAGAGGAATAATGGCAATTAATATCACACACGAGCCACAAGAGTGGACACCCGTGTACAACGAGATGCGCTTTGTGGTAGGTTCTACCAACACGGCACAACCTAATTTCCGCTACGTTGCGGACATTTACGTGTCAGGCGTGGCAGGTTATACACGTCTTACTTGTGATTCCAATGTAATTACAGGCTATGGCACATTTGACATTAGCAACGTCATACAGGCTCACATCAGCCACGACATCGATCATACGGTATACGGCTTTCAGCGTTGCACAAATAGCTATAAGGCATACATAGTTCGTTTTGGTGAGCAATACGGAACTAACCCCGTTGTTTATCCTAACCTGCAAGATACAGGCACGAAGTACGCATGGAACGCGTCCCTTGATCCTGTGGTATTGGAGACATACAACTATCAGAACTACACGCTTGGATTAGGCGGTGTGTTACTCACACAACAGCCTGAAACGCAAAAGTTCGTTTCTGATTCTGAACAAAGATGGTTGTACTTTATCAACGATGTGTCAGGTAGTGCGTATTATTTGAAGTGTACAACCTACGATTCAGCAGGTAACACGTTAGGTACTTTTCTTGTTGAAAACCCTTACCAAGCATCTGCAAGTATTACGCAGGATAAATTGTTGCGTGTTGGTATCGGTGTAGAGGATTTGAATAACGCTACCTTAGCAAGTGGTTCGCAGCCTGTAATAGATAATACGGTTAACAGATATGAAGTTGCACTAACAAATTACGCTAATAACAACCCAAGCACATCGTATTACTTTGAGCGCGATTGCACGGCACGTGGTCAAAATCCTGTTGAAATAGTATTCCTTAATGAGTTAGGCGGATTTGATATGTACGGCTACAAATACCGTCGAGACATTACGTCAACTGTGGAGCGGGAATTTGTTGAGAAAAATAACGGTTATCTGTCAGGTAACAGTTGGAATCAGGACGTAATTAATAGAGGGCAGCGACAGGTTTACACATCAGCGACTGACACTATAAATTGCACGTCCGAGATGATAGGTAGCGAGGTTACAATAAACTGGTTAAAGGAACTATTCGAAAGTCCCGAAGTTTACTGGCACAATGGTCAGTATTTGCGACCTGTGATCGTAGTTGATAGCAATTACCACACTATCAGATACAAAGTATGGGATATGCTGTGGGAGTTTAAGACATCGTTCAGATTAGCCAACAAACGCAAACGTCAACAGGGATGAGGGATGAACTATTTATAAATGGTACGCTTGTCAATTTATCACAGGCGGTAGGTGCGTCTTTGAACTTCGCTATTGCTGACATCCGCGATCCTGACAAGCGTAACGGTGCGTTCAGTCGTACCGTAAAGCTATACAAGGACAAAGTATTAAGTGAGGTACTTGATGCTGTCTTTGAGATTGGATATAACACACAAACTAGTGGCATAATCAACTTTACGCCTGACTTTAATCCGAATCTGAAAGTGCCATTTGTGTTGTACACCGATGGCGTTGAGCAGTTACGTGGTTATATGCGTTTACGATCTATTGACCGTGATCAGCAGCAATTAGGTAAGATGTTTTATAATGTTGAGTTGTATGGAACGTTAACAAACATCTTTACGGACTTAGCAGATAAGAAGTTGACGGACTTGGACTACAGTTCCGACAATCACACGTATGATCGCACTAACCAACGTGCAACGTGGTCGAATGTTGATAGTGATGACGGTAACTATGTTTATCCGATGATAAACTATGGCATTACGTCAGAGGCTACGTGGGATGTTAAAGACTTTTTTCCTGCTATTAGTTTACGGTCATTAGTTGAGAAGATTGTTACCGGTGTAGGCTATACGTGGGATAGCACGTTTTTGGATTCGTCATACTTTAAGAAGTTGTTTGTTCCGTATTGTGGTGATAAGTTAACGCTGTCATCAAGCGGTGTGGCAAATAGTTTGTTCAAAGCAAGAAGTTCAGCGTTTGTAAGTGGTAACTTAGCTGCACAAGATTTCCCATTTGATTTAGAAGTATCAGATCCATCAAGTCAATACGACACTGTTACTTATACGTTCACGGCTGCTGAATCAGGGTGGCATGAGTTTATAATTACAGGCGATGTTGGTTTTATCAATATAACAGCATCTACAATTACCAACTGGACAGGAAATGTATATTGGGTAATTTATAAGAACAACATATCGATCGGATCAACTACAAATACTGGTAATATTTATTTTGGTTCAATAGCATCATGGGCTACGTTGACTTATAACGTCACATTTACAACGCCATCATTATTGCTACAAACAGGTGATCAAATTACGTTCAGAATGTTTGGAGTCGTTGTTACATCTAACCTTAATTCATTTAGAACATACGCAGGTAGTGGCGTTCAAGTTTTTAATACTCGTAACAATCCTGTAGTGGTTGAAGGCAGTACGATTGACATGAACGCGGTGCTACCTATCGACATACGACAGGCGGACTTTTTGAAATGGGTGATATCGCGATTTAACCTGATGGTTGAACCTGACCGCACTAACGAAAAACTGCTATACATCGATCCGCCTGATGACTTTTTCGGTAGCGTAACAAGCGAAGACTGGACGGATAAAGTTGACGTGAGTAAAGCCGTTACAATTACACCGATGGGACTACTTGATGCTATTCGCTACGTGGTAAAGGATAGCGACGATAACGATTACTGGAATAAGTTTTACCGTGAGCGTTGGAATAAGACATTTGGCGAATATACATTAGACGTTACTAACGACTTTATCAAATCCGTTAAAGTAATTGAGACAGGATTTGCTCCGTGTCCGATATTGAGCAACTCGTCGCACGATAGAATTATTCCACACATCTATCAGGTGCAAAACAACGGTAACCGTTCACCGATGAAGACAAAACCGCGCATCCTTTATTGGGGTGGAGCGTTAACGACTAACACGGCATGGACTTATCAAACCGTATCGGGTAACTTTACAGAAACGATTTACCCGTACATGGGACACGTCGACGATCCATACACGCCAACCTTAGATGTGAACATTGGTGTTCCGCGTGAAATATTCTACGTGAATCCACGTGGTATTACGCAATACACGGATAACAACGTTTACAACAACTACCATTATTCGTACATGAATGAGATCACCAACGCGAATAGTAAATTGGTAAGCATTCACCTGCTATTAACACCGTTGGATATTTTGAACCTATCGTTTAGACGTGTTATTCACATTGACGGTCACAATTACAGGCTGCATAAGATCGTGGACTATTCTACGAATCAGATCAAGTCTACAAAGGTTGAATTGCTGCGATTAGCTACGGGCATTCCGTTCACACCTGCAACAAATAAGAACCTTGATTTTACATACGGTGGAACATTGGGTGGTTTACCTGCTCCGTCATTTAACTGGGGAAGCACAGGATCAACGGCGGTAGTCACTAACGTGGTAAACGTGGGACGTGATAACTACATAGCGGAGGATAGCACAGGCACAACAGTATCGGGTAGTGGTAACCGAGTTGGTAGTGGAACGTCGAACATAACGATTCAGGATAGTAGCGATATCATTGTCTTACCTACATTACAGAATGTTACTGTAATCAATTCGTCAAACCTTGTAATAGAGGAAAGCGATGTGGTGTACATTAACAACGTAAGACAGCAAGGCACTGGCACAACTACTTTAACTGCTAACACAACACTTACGCAGTCGGGTTATTATTTGGCAAACGGTACATTTACTATCACGCTATCACCATCTGATTACGCATCGGGAACTGTTATTGACATAAAAGACATTACATCAGGGGCGCATACGGTTACAATTTCAGGTGGAGGTGTAAACATTGACGGTGCAGCGACTTACACGATGACCGTGCAATATGAAAGCGTAACAATTTTGTATAACGGAACACAATTTTATTTAATATGAGTTACAGACCAAATACGGGTGGCGGTAGCGGTGATATGCTTAAATCCGTTTACGATACAAACGATAACGGTATTGTTGACGTGGCAGCATCCGCAAACGCGGTGGAATGGGCAAATGTTAGCACAAAGCCGTCAACATTTACGCCATCAGCGCACACACACGAAATATCAGATGTTACGGATTTACAGCAAATACTTGACAGCAAATTGTCGAGCGTTTATCACTTTGTTGGTTCGTTAACTAATGATGTTGCAACAGCAGCAAACACAACACCTGTAACATTAACAGATTTAGTCTTCGATTACGATGCTGATTCCACATACTTAATAAAAGCAATAGGTCGAGTAAAGCCAACGGCTGCAACTACTGGATGCGGATTCCAATTTGACGTTAGCACCGCTGTGACACGTATTGATGTTTCATTTTATCATCAATTAGCAAACACGGGAACATTGTCGGGTGGTCATTCTATAGCGGATAACGCATCGGTTGGTGTTTCATCGGGTATGCCTGCAACATCAACCTATCCTGTGATCTTAGATGGCACGATAAGAACTAATGCGGACGCAGGGACAGCGCAATTAATGTTCCGATCAGAAACAACAGCCGTGACAACGTGCATGGCAGGTTTTACCTTAATCGTAGAAAAAATAGCATAACATGGCATCAAGAGAAGAAGTAATTAAACTAACCATAGAATCGGCAGAGGCTGCGAAATCTGTAAAAGAGGTACGCGATTCATTAAAGGCTATCCGTAACCAAATGTTGGGCGTTGCGGAGGACAGTCAGGAGTTCCATCAGTTAGCGGCTGCGGCAGCGGAGTTAAAAGATCGCGTTCAGGATGCTAACGAAGCTATGGCAGCAATGCACCCTGATGGGTTTCAGGCTGTAGTAGGATTTGCTCAAAAAGCAGCGGGAGCGGTTGCAGGGTTACAAGGTGCTATGGCTTTGTTCGGTGGCGAATCGGAAGAAGTGCAACAAACGATTATGAAGCTACAAGCAGCAATGGCTTTGACGCAAGGTTTGGAGTCTTTGAAAGACATGAGCAAAGCGTGGAGAGCGTTAAATGCGGTTATTGCTTCTAATCCTGTTATTGCTGTGACGGTTGCGGTTGTTGCGTTAGGTACTGCGATTAAGGAGGTGGTAAATTACTTTAATCCACTAAATACGGAGGCGCGTCGATTGCAAAAGGTCAGCGAACAAACGACAAAGCAAGTCGAGTTACGTGCGTCATATTTGGACAATGAAATAAAGTTAGCACAAGCGCGTGGTGATTCAGAGCAAAGCATTTATGAGAAACAAAAACTACAAGTTGCGGAAAAAGTCAAAGGCGCAAAGGCAGCATTGGCAGCAGCGGAAGCAACGTTAAATGCTCAAAGTAACTGGGCAATCAGAGATGGCAGCCATTCAAGAGAAGGCACAGGCAGCACGTAGGCAACAAAATTTGCAGGAGTATGTCGATGCGGTAGATCAGGCGCGTTTGCAGTTGGATAACTTGATAACAGAACAAGAGATTATTGAAGTTAACCATACCAACTTTCTTAAAGAGCAATACAAAGAACGAGCAGTTGCGCAACAGGAGCAAATACAAAAGACACACGAAGTATTCCAACCTATTATTGCAACGCAAGTCAAAGCAACGCAAGACGGTGTCGCAGCTATTAAGCAGGGAACGCTTGACCTTAGCGATTACATAGCGGAGCAACAAAAGACGTTGGTCGATAAGATGCAGTATTTGCAGGATGGATTTGTTATCAGAACTCAAAACCTAAATAAGAAATTTAACGATTCAACGCAAACAGCAACGTCACAACTATTTGGAGCATTAGCGGACGCATCAAAGAAAAACGCAAAGGCACAAAAGGCATTTAGTATTGCACAGGCTGTAATTAACACATATCAGTCAGCGACAAAGGCATTAGCGACATTACCTGCACCTGCTTCATATATTGCAGCGGCAGCGTCATTAGTTGCAGGTTTCGCACAGGTTCGTAACATTATGCAGACAAACGTTGACAGTCCATCTGCAAGTGGCGGTGGCGGTGGCATGGGTGGCGGTATGGGATTAGCACAGATCAACGATCAACCAAACATCAACAGCGCGGCACAACCGTCCACGCTATTAGATCAGCAAGGCAACGTGATCAATCAACAAAACAACCAACCAACGGCATACGTGGCGGTTACGGAGATCAACGAGGTAAACAATAACGTGCAAGTAGTCGAGAACCTTGCACGATTCTAAACGAACAACACATTTGTAATTTTATCAACATGGCGAAGAAAAAGAAAAAGCTCCCTATCTACGAAATGACAGTTGACATGAACGACAATACTGGCGTGTCAATGAATGCGTTAGTGGATGCACCTGCGGTAGAGGTTGACTTTGTAGTATTTGACGAAGCGAAGCCGATGTACTTTGTTAACGACAAAGAATGGATCGTTACAGGCGTTGCAATGAGAGCGGACTTTCCAATTTACCGCAATGACAGCAAAGGCGAATATTTTGTTAAGGTTTCAAAAGAGACCATTAAAACCATCGTTAAAAAGTGGGCAAAGCAGCAACGATTTAACGCGGTTAACAAGATGCATGACGCGGAAGATATTGCCAACGGTGTGTACATGGTGGAATCTATGATCGTTGATAAAGAGCGCGGTGTTAACGCACCACAGGCATTCAAAGATGTCGAGGACGGTAGTTGGATTTTATCTTACTACGTGGAATCACCTGAAATACGCGACAAGATAACCAATGGTGAGTACAAAGGATTTAGCGTTGAGGGATTATTCGGATTTGATTTTATGGCAGACGAACCTAACCCACACGACGAACTTGTAGCGTCAATGGACACGATTATAGACAACTTTCTAAACGAATTTACTAAACCGTAATTTTAATAACATGGCAATCAATCAAGATACTATCAAAAAGTTCGCGGAACAAATGAAGTCTGCATTTGCAGTGTTCAAAGACGAACAAGTAAACACCAACGAACAAGCATTTGGTAAGGCTGTATTGCCTGACGGTTCTGTTTTGGTTTGGGAAGGTGAACCAATGATCGGAACACCTGTAAACGTAGAAACTCCCGAAGGATTAGTACCTGCAGCATCAGGTGAGTACACTTTGGAGGACGGAACTGTTATCACAATCGTTGATGGTTTTATCACAGAGATTGAAGCACCTGAAATGCAAGAGCCAAACAACGAAGAAGTTGTTGCGCCAGTCGCACCAGAAGGAATGAGCGAAGAAACTTCACAAACAACACCGAAAGAGGTTATCGAACGAGTGGAGAAAGTTCAACGTTTCACCGAAGACGAGGTAAAGGCGTTAAAAGATAATATCACAGCATTAAGCGAAGTGGTAGCTAACTTGACCAAGCAGAACGATGAGTTGTCTAAGTTCCGCACACAGATGTTAGCGTTCAACGAATCAGTTGCTAAGGCTATTGAGGATTTGGGCGACGCACCACAAGTAGAAACTAAAAAAGAGCAAAATTTCCGCGTTGAAGAGAAGGCAAAGCCGTCAATCGAGGAAATCCGCGCACGAATTTTTAAGCGTTAATATTCACTAATAAAAACATAAAAAAATGGCATTTGATTTAACAGGGATGACGAACCACGTCACCGACGAAGCAGCCGACTTACGTTCGATTGCGATTTATTCACCTGTGACTGTACCATTGGTAACAGTTGTAGAAGGCATCAAGTATTCAGAGCGTCTGACTTATTTTGATGTTGATCCTTATTTTCAAGCAGACAGCTCATGCGCTACTGTAAACCCATCTGGTGACTCTGGAAACTTCGATCAGATCACTTTGACAGTTGATTCAATGAAAGTTGAATTAGATTGGTGTTTCAAAGATTTGGACGCGAAGTCACTTCGTCGTTACTTACGCGCAGGTGCTAAATTGGACGAGAACTCTGCACCTGAATTAGTATCTACTATCATGGCACGTACAGCGGAGCAAATCGCGAAAGATTTGGAATCTGCTTACTGGCAGTCATCCAAGACACAGGGTGCAGGTACTCGTAACTTAAAGCACTTCAACGGTTTCATTCAGACTATCGAAACTCTTGGTGGTTACGTTAACTCTAACACTACAAGCGAAACTTCAATCACAGTTTCTAACGTAGTTACCATTTTCGACAACCACTGGTTAGCTGTTCCTGCTGCTATGAAGCGTAAGGAAGATTTGATCACAGTATGCGGTGACGATACTTTCGACAAATTGATCATCAAGATCAAGAACGAAAACTATTTCCACTACTCTGCATCAACTGCTGACATCGCTGCACGTCGTGTAACATTGCCAGGTACTAACATGGTTATCCAAGCGGTACCAGGATTGAACTCTGACAACGACGAGTTGAGCGGAATGCCTGCATTGTTCAAAAACCGTATTTTCACTTTCTACAAGTCTAACCTTATCATCGCAACTGACCAAATTACAGATGCTAACGATTGGATGGCTTGGTATGAGAAGAAGGACGATAAGTTGTACGCACGTGTTCGCATGAAGTTTACAACTGGCGTGTTCTTCCCTCAGCACGTAGTATCTTTCAAGACAGCATAATAATTAATCAAAGTGTGGCAGCCCCGTAAGGTTGCCACGCTTTATAAAACATTAGACGATGAGTTGTTCAATCAATCAATCTTTTGTTATCGACTGTCGTGACAACGTAGGCGGTATCAAAGAGATTAAGGTAAAAACCTTTAATTCTAACTTGACAGGCTTTGCGTTGACATCAGGTCAAGCAACTTTGTCGGGCAATGGATTGACAGGGTGGTTCACTTTGCAGTGCGAAGAGGCTACCGCAACCGCTACAGACAGCGGCACAACTTCACGCGAGAATGGCACAACAATGTACGCTCCAACAGTTAACTGGGTATGGAACGAAAAGAATGCTGCTATCTTAAATGAGGTTGAGAAATATCACGGTGGTACATTCCATGTTGCCGTGAAGTACAATAACGGTGAGGTTCGTGTGTTTGGTTACGAAAACGGCTTGTTCTGTTCATCATCTGTTGATGAATCAGGTACTGCATACGGTGATCGTAACGGTTACACTCTTACCTTTACTGGTATGGAAAAGATCAAAGCACCACACGTCACTAACTTGTGGACTGCTTTAGGAGTATAGTTTGTTTCTGTTCATAGTTTGGTTTGGCGCGTCTATCTTACGGTAGGCGCGTTTTTTATTACACAAAATTTCGTTTTGTAATTTTATTATTATGTTGCAAGTTACAAAAGGAGCATCCAACACGTTGGTGTTAACGTTGACAGAGAAAACAACGCTAACAAATCCATATTATTTGTTTTATCTATTAGGTGGTGATCAGACGGTGGTAACGTGGATAGCACAGCCATCAGCGAGTGATAGCCGTAAGGATACGTTTGTATTTATTGAAGGAACAACGGCAACGCTAACGGAACAGATATATCAGTATTACGTATACGAGCAAACGAGCAGCAACAACATTAACCCGTCATTAGCTACGTCACTTGTCGAGAAAGGGCAGTTGAAAGTTAACGATGTAAATGAACAGGCGTACCAAATGCCTACTAACACAACGCAATATCATTACTAATGAGTGAGCAAAATAAACCACAAATTCACTGGCTGCAACTGAACAACAGAAAGCGTCCTGAATTTGTAGAGATCAAAGATTCGGAGTTCATTAAGTCAGGAGAAAAGAACGATTTTCCCTATTACTTAATCGATCTATATCGTCGTTGTTCGTTTCATTCTGCAATCATCAACGCGAAGGTTAACTACATTGCAGGTGCAGGATGGGACTATGCCAAAAGCGCGTA